GACTTTTATGAACTAATCTGGGAGGTTCTTAAATTGAACTTTGCAGTTTTTTTCAAAAAAGCGGCGGGGAACTTTGGGAGCCTAACCGCCGGGGCTCAAACTCAAGCGGCGAAGCTCCCGGCAAATTAAGAGCTGATCTAGAGTCTGAATTGTGGATTTGGCGTCCGATATTAGCAAAGAAAACCACGATCACAGAGGTGAAAAGTGGTTTTTGTAGCGTTGAAGATTTAATGAAGTTGAATGCTTTGATGGATATGTCGGATGCTTATCAAGATCAGGCGATGAAAAAGAAAGATTGAATATATGGCGACGGTGCGTGAACTAATTACAAAACTCTCATTCACTCTTGATGAGAGTAAATTGTCACGCGCCGAAGCTGGTGTAAACAAGATAAAGCAGTCTTCAAGCAAAGCAGCTACCGGTTTCTTTGCGTTCGGTGAGTCAGTAAAAAACGCATCAGATAAATTAAGTTCTTTATCTGGTGTTTTGTCTGGCATTGCCGCGTTCGCGTCTTTGCGTGCTTTGGCTGGGGTGGCGGATTCGATGCAGTCTCTAGAGGCTCGTATCGGGATGCTGCCTCAGACTATTGGTGATGTAGGCGCATCGTTTAACGAGGTTTCACGCCATGCTAGTGATGGTCGTCAATCGCTTGAGGCTTATGGCTCGTTTTACACCAAGGTTGGTAATGCCGCCAAAGGCTTGATTAAAGATCAATCGCAACTATTGACTGTTACAGACACCATTAGTAAGGCCCTTGTTGTTGGCGGTGCTACGGCTCAAGAGCAATCAAGCGCCATGCTTCAATTCGGGCAGGCGCTTGGTTCTGGAGTAATGCAAGGCGAAGAGTTCAGGGCTATGGCAGAAGCCGCACCGCAGTACATGGATGCGCTATCCGAAGCCATGAAGATACCGCGTGAGCAGCTAAAGAAGATGGCGAGCGATGGAAAGCTAACATCAAAGGCAGTGATTGAAGCTACTTTGAAGATGTCAACCATTTTTGAGGAAAAGTTTCGCAAAATGCCAATGACTATTGGTGGTGCGACAACCATTATCGGTAACAAGTTCAAAACGATGGTTCAAAACATGAACCGTGAATCTCACGTTGTCACCAATGTGGCAAACTTCTTTTTGAATGCTTTTGACCGTATTGAAACCGGGTTTAAATCATTCGTTGCATTCGTGGGCGGCGGAACTAACGCGCTTAAACTGTTTGGCATTGCATTGGCTGCTTTGCTTGGCCCTATCGCGCTTGGTGGCCTTTTAAGCGTGCTTGGCGCCATCCTATCACCCGCTGGATTGTTGGTAGCTTCGCTTGTCTTGCTTGGCCTAGCCATTGACGATATTTACACTTACATGGAAGGCGGGCAGTCTCTGTTTGGTGATTTCCTTAAAGATTTGAAAAATGGCGAAGTCTTAACCGTGGCACTGACAGCCGGGTTAGTTGGCGTAGCTGCACAGTTTAGCTATGTTGCCATTAGTTACGCTGCCATGTGGGCGAAGATGCGTATCACGGCCCTTCTAGAGGGTGCACGTGTTGCTGGAGCTTGGCTTATGGCGATGGGTCCAGTTGGATGGACTATTGCGGCTGGAGCTGGTATTGTTCTTGGAATACGGGCTCTAATGAATTATGTAAACGATACAGTAGCTGAAGAGAAAGTTATTTCAAATAGAACTGGTGCAAATAAAAATTATCCTCAAACAATCTTCCAAACAAGCGCCCCTGCGTCTAGTGGTCAGAAAACTGTAAATCAAATAAATAACTTTACACTTCTTCCAAATACAACTCAAGGTCAAATAGGAACATTGAATGGAATAGCAGTAAACATTCTTGGACCAAATAATGACAAGTTGGCTCGCGATATGAATTCACAAGGTAACTAAATGATAGGTTTTTACTATGGTGGTCCGAGTTCAGGAACGAAGGTCTTTGGTGAAATTGCATCTCTTGATTTTGATGCAACACTAGAAGAGCTTCATGATTGGAAAAATGAAGTAACCCAAAATCCTGTTGAGTTTGGATCCCCAGTCACTGACCATGTAATCGAACGGTCGGACAAGCTGAAGCTAACAGGGACGATCACAAACAGCCCGTTACGCGGCGAGTTTGCAGGTCAATACTTTGGCGGAGATAATGAATCACCACGCATTCAGACGGCATTTGATGCCATTCGTGAGTTGTTTAAATCTCGTGATGTCGTTGTGGTTTACACCAAGCACGCAATCTATACCGACATGGTGATCGAGTCTGTTTCAATACCGCGTAATGCTCAGATCGGCGAAGAGGTTCAGTTCACAATGGAACTGGTTAACGTCCGTTTTGTTGATACCCAGCTTGTAAAACTTCCGCCGGGAATTAGTGCGAAGAAGGATAAGAAGGCGGGTAACCTAGGCAAGAAAGCTGAACCACAAAAAACAGCGGGTCAGAAAATGCTTGATGAAAATTACAAGACTCGCGCACAGTCTTCTGGAGTTGCTAAAACAATTTCAGAAAACATCAAAAAGGCTTTGCAATGATTCTCGCTGAAATCCCACTGTTAGCAGATACGACTGACCAACTGGTTGATGTTGTTTTAAGTGATAACCCATACACTTTACGAATTCTATGGAATGAGAAGTACGGTTACTTCTCACTGTCAATTTACGCTCGGGATGGCGCTGTCATTCTTGAGAATATTAAGATGGTGAAAAACTACCCACTAATCAGCCGGTTTAAAAATACGCTGTTGCCAGTTGGTGATTTGTATTTCATCGACAACAAAAACAAGCATTCACGCGCACTTTATGAATCAGTTGGAACTGGTGACTATTCGCTGGTTTATTACGTGCCTGATGTTATCTTGTCTGACGTTGTAGTTATCACGCAAGTAGCAGCCGTTAGCGGGTCGATCTGGGACAGTGGCCTGTCGGTATGGGATGGCGGCGCATCGGTATGGGACGGTGCCTGATGGCTTTATTTGACCGCGTAGCCTCGCTTACTGTTGGCAAGCCTGACGGTAAAGCCGTTGAGATTCGTGATCTACGGTTTTCATTCGCCATTGAGAAGGGCTCGATTGATACGCCTAATTCGTGTACCTGTCGCATCTACAATTTAAACAAATACTCCCGCGCTTTGGTCGAGACGGTCAACAATATTCTGATATTGAAAGCTGGTTATAAGCGTGATGTGGGTGAAATCACTATTTTCACCGGTACTGTTACGCGGGCATTGACTCGCATTGAAGGCGCTGACTCCGTCACCGAGTTGGAAATGTCAGACGGTGGAGCTGAATATAAAGATACAAAGACTTCTTTTAGCTTCGCGCCGGGTGTATCGGCACAGCAAGTTTTGAGCAACATTGCTGCCACGTTTAACCTACCTATCCGGCCATTGCCAAAAGAGATAGCCACCAAGACGTATCCTGACGGTTTCGCCTTCATTGGACGCTCACGCGAAGCCATGAAAAAGGCTTGCGACTTTCTAGGGCTTGAATGGTCAATCCAGAATCGTGAGTTGCAGATCCTGAAACAAGGTAAAGCTGTTGATATGCAAGCCTTCGTTCTGTCGCCAGATACCGGGTTGATTGAGTCGCCAGAAACTGAGCATAAGATTTACTCTGAGAAAACAGCCGCAAAAAAAGGCTTCACCGAGAAGCAAAAAGGCGTTCGAGTAACTTATGGCGAGACTGAGGCGGGTAAGAACGAAAAGAAACTAGAAGTCCAAGGCTACCGCGTGAAAAGCCTTTTGCAGCCAGCATTGCAGCCGGGTGGATATGTTCGCTTGGATACCCGTGGGATTGATAAAGAGTTTTTCAGGGTTGAAACTGTAACCCATTCTGGCGATACTCACGGCGCTGACTGGTTTTCTCAGTTGGTTTTGCGTTACGTGTAATGGTGCGCAGGACTTGAATCGAACAAGCATTGTATGAATTATGAGTTCACGGCATTAACCATTATGCTACCTGCGCTGAATTGGTGGGGTGGCCGGTACTGATCTCCGGCTTGGCCCAGTTCTCTGCGACCGGCTCGACCAAGTGTTGCACTCACTCGCGCATCAGTCTGCGCATTCACCCCATAAATATTGATGGCGACCGTGAAACCCACAATCCTACGCATGACAATTTGTGTCTCTTGCGCTTAACCATCAATCATGAACCCTGACTTTACCCATACCTTTAAAAACATGGCAAGGCTCATGATTG